CTACACTCGCTGTTACACTCTTTCCCTACACGACGCTCTTCCGATCTCATAGAATTATGAAAATAATAAAATCTAAAGAGGAATTAACTCTCAACAGTAAACTCGGGATGCGTAAACAGAAGAAAATCAAGGTTCCCGATGCTACCTCCCTGACAGAGACGAGGGAGAACATGCAACTACTGGATGAATGCCGGAGGTATTGGGATGCTCTGGATGATTTTCGTACCCGAAGGATAAGGAGCAGGCGCTATCACAGAGGAGAACAGTGGTCCGACTATATAGAAGATCCGGATACAAGTACCAACGCTAATCCTACATATATCACCGAGGAGGATTATCTTATGAACCAGGGTAAGGTAGCTTTAAAACAGAATCTCATAAGAAAGAATATCCGCAACCTCATAGGACAATACCTCTCCAATCCTTCAAAGACAATAGTGTTATCACGCATAAGGGAAAATGCCGAGCTGACAGAGATGCTGACCAATGCCTTGCAATGCGGCCTGCAGAATAATAACTCAAAGTTACTGGATATAGCAGCACTGAGGGAAACAACCCTTTCAGGTGCGGTTATTCAAAAGATAGGCTACGAATATTTCAAAGAACGTGACCTGGAGGACGTGAGTATTGATAATATTAATCCTGCGAGGATGTTTTTCAATACCGACCTTGAAGATCCGAGGCATACTGATATAAGACTTATAGGTGAGATAATAGACTCAACGGTAGATGATATTGTCGCCAACTTCGCAAAAAGCACGGCAGATGAAAAGATAATCCGGGAATTGTATTTAAGAAGTGTTTCAAGGGATTATCTTGTGGATTACGGTCTCGAGGCAAGGGCTATTGACAACCTCAGTTTCTATAATCCCACGGATACAGGCAAGGCCAGAATTTTTGAGATATGGAAGTTAAAGGGTTCCTGGAAGGTCTATGCTCACGATCCGGTTGACGGATCTTACGCGATAGTCCCTTACACACTAAATGAAGTAGCTGCTCAGAATCAGGAGCGTTTACGTCTCGGTACAGAACAGGGAATACCCGAGGAAGAAATACCACTTATTGAAGCAGAGGAAAAGTTTGAACAGTCCTGGTTTGTCAAGTTCCTCACACCTTACGGTCATTGTCTCTTCGAGAGCGAGACAATGTATCAACATGAAAGTCATCCTTATGTTGTTTCGCTTCAACCTCTTATTGACGGTGAGGTTTGGGGACTTATCGAAGATATGATAGACCAGCAAAGGTATATTAATAGGCTTATCATTCAACTCGACTTTATAATCGGCGCATCAGCAAAAGGAGTTCTTATGGTTCCAGAGGATATTGTACCGGACGGTATGCAACCTTCTGATTTCTCAAAAGAATGGGTGAGGTTTAATGGAGTGATTTTCTATAAACCTAATCCACAACACGGCAAGATCCCCGAGCAGATAAGTTCAAAGTCAACAAACGTGGGAATACAGGAAATGCTTGCATTGCAGATGAGTTTATTTCAGGACGTGTCGGGCATTCACAACGCCATACAGGGCAAAGAAGCCAATTCAGGTACTCCGGCTTCACTTTATGCACAACAGGCCCAGAACGCCACTATAAACACGTTGGAGTTGATGACATATTTTGAGAACTTCCTGCAGAACAGGGATAAGAAAGTGCTTAAAGTCATTACTCAGTTTTATAACGAAAAAAGATATCTGGCAATAAATGGTCGTTCAGTGAACGAACAAGGTAAGATCTATGATCCAGAACTGGCCAAAGGGATAGATTTTGATATTGTTGTCACCCAGGGAACAGATACACCGGTCTACCGCCAGCTTATTGACAATACACTTCTTGAACTTCTCAGGGGTAATCTTATCGACCTTGAGATGTATCTTGAACAGACCTCTTTACCATTCGCAGATAAACTCCTGCAGGCAGTACGTCAGCGTAGGGAGATGGCAGAACAGGGACAAATGCCCGGGCAGATGCCACCTGAATTAATGGCACAGGTATCACAGGGAGCAAACCCGCAGGCAATGGCAATGATGAATAAAGCTCTTGGCAGAGCAGCATAATGATGTCTAACTAAAACGAATCAAATGGAAGAAACAGGATATAGAAAAGAAGTTCATTTATATGATCGAAGTACGGGCGTGTTTATAAGAACATACCCGTCACAGGGCTCACTCGAAAAAGACAATGGTCTTTACAGGGGCGCGGTAGGAGATTATCTTAACGGCAGGGGAAATCTCAGGGTTCTCGTTTCAAGACAGAAATATGACATCCACCCAGATTTTGCTAATGGCAATAGTGCAGAAACATTTTCTGAACCGCAGGTCGTTAGTCCATCGAAGCTAAACACGCTATCGGAAGATGATCTGAGGAAAAAACATGACATGTTTTATATGATCTGCAGTTTTATAAAAGGCATACCGGATGGAAGATATGTAGAAGAACCGGTCATGCTCAGACAACTCGGGCTCATGGGGAAACCGAGATACCGGGAAGCACTCTCCAGGGCTGAACTAAAGGATAATAGAGGAAAGGTTGACGGCGTTATATACTACGGATCAATCAGTTCAATAAAAAAACTTAAAAATGAAGGAGTATTACAATGACAGATTTTTTAAATGAAGAACAGTTAAGGGGACGCCACGATGAGGAAAAACAACAATTGCATCGTGAGTTATCCGAGAAAGACCTTATCCTGAACGAGTACCGCAAGGAACATGGAAGGCTCGAGGTATTCTTTAACAGGGTGATCTCATATCTGGAACCTATCTCACCTCTCGAATCAGTGTTCAAGGAAACATATAAAAAGAATAATAAATCAGAATCAGAGGTCATACCTGTAAAACATATTACAGATTCCCACATGGGAGCAGTACAGGAAGCCGATGAGATTGAACAGTTCAATGAGTTTAATCCGGAGATATGCGATAAACGCAACCTTGGGTTCACTCAGAGCTTTATTGATTGGGTTTTATTGCACCGTACCGCTTACAACATCAAGAACTGCAACGTGATATTCACAGGAGATCTTATCAGCGGTGATATTTTAGAGGAACTCAGGGTTACAAATGCTTTCCCGGTACCTGAACAGATAGTCAGGGCTGCACAGATCCACACGAAACAGATCGCTCTGCTTGCGCCATACTTTGAAAAGGTGACTGTTGACTTTTTGACAGAGGATAATCATTCCAGACTGACAAAAAAACCGCAGGCGAAAGAGGCTGGTATCAACTCATTTGGTTATCTTATTGGTAAGATGATGGAAGCATACCTTGAAAAACACGATAATGTTATCTTCAATATACATGCCATGAACGAAAAGGTAATATCTGTCTCTACGAGGAACTACCTGATCACTCACATGCACGGGGTGCGTTCATGGATGGGAATACCCTGGTACGGGATTGAAAGACGGACGGCACGCGAGGCAACGGCAAGACAAAGTATTATAATGGATGATCTGGAAAGAGCAAAAGAAGTAGGATTTAATAAAATCATTCATGGCCATTTCCACACGCCTTTTGATACTATGTTATTCAGTTGCGGTGGTTCTGTCTCGGGTACAGATGCTTATGATCATCAATGCGGGAGATACGCAGAGCCGTCACAGAGTGCATGGATGGTTCATCCAAGGCACGGAGAGTTTAACAGGGTTAATTTCGGGTTAAAGGAATATGACAAATAAGATCGTGATAATTTATTGGCAAGATTCTTTTTCAATGGATGCCTGGCAGTTGAAGGATACAGCTATTCAAAATGCCAAAAAGCCAATGACCTGCAAGACTGTAGGATTTGTTGTCTCAGAAAAAGGAGGAAGTGTTACCGTATGTCATACTGTCAATGCCGAAAACCAGGTATGTGGAACGATGCAAATACCAAAGAGGTGTATAGTAAAAATAAAAAAAATAAAATAGGTTTCTTCATAGGTTAATACCCCTAAGCACGAGTTACTTGGGGGTTTTTGTTAATAAATATATGTATAACATGCTGTTATTGTGTAGCAATTTTTATAGTTTTACTGTATAATTTTAGCAAATGAAAGAAATGCAATTAACCCAAGGGAGGACATTAGTAGATGATGAAGATTACGAATATCTAAATCAGTGGAAATGGCAAACCCTAAATGGAAAATACACTCAATATGCAATTAGATCAATATATATTAACGGCAAACAGAAAGGTCTACTTATGCATCGTGTAATTATGAATATCTCAGATAGAAGGCAAATAGATCACAGAGATCATAATGGATTAAATAATCAGAAATATAATCTCCGGGTTTGTACTAATGCTCAAAATAATATGAATAGAACTTCATGGGGTGGTTCAAAATACTTAGGAGTGAGTTTTGCACACAAGCGGGACAAAAACAAGGTCTATAAATATATTGTAAGCCATATATCGATAAACAAAAAGGAAGTACATCTGGGAAACTTCAAAACAGAGGAGGCTGCCGCAAGAGCCTATGATAAAGCAGCTATTAAGTATCACAAAGAATTTGCAAATTTAAACTTTTAGGTTAGCCCCTTGGACGTGTCCCGGGGGCTTTTTTATTCATTTATATTGATTCTTGGTGGTGAGGGCAATGGAAACACTCTGTCCCAAAGAAATTGATTTAAAAGAATTTCATTCATGTGATCTTCAAATGGTTGAACTCTATAATATTGGTCATGGTTATAATAATCAGGGATTGTGGTTCCAACGATTCCACCAATCGCATCAATGACTAAACGGGAAGCATCAAAAATCGAATTAGTGAGTTCCTGATTATATCTATATCCCATTTCACGTTCAAGTTCTAATCTTTGTTCATGTACCAGAGAGAGTTCCTGTTCCATTGTTTCCCGTTCCAAATTAAATTCTTGTTCAAATTCAAATTGTCTTACCAGCCGATCTCGTTCCGAACTTAATTCTTGGTTCTTCATTTCATCCAGCTTGTGATTATAATAATCATCCAAGGCATTAGCCGGAAAGGATTTTAAGACACTTCCTGTATCAAACATTTCCTGTATCATTTTTTTATCTGGTAGGCTTCCATCAAAGTCTTTTGCCGTGGCCGGAGTCAGTTTGAATTTCTTTTCTTGTGCCTGACAGATTGCACCTATTAGCACAATACCGATTAGTAATAATAGTTTTTTCATTTCATTGGTTTTATATATTTAGATTTTAATAATGGATGATAAATTATACTGTCCCCTATCGTTGTATCTCTGTATATCCCATCATCCCAAATAATCTCATCATCAATCCATATTCCTCCGGGATCATGCATTCTTTCATATAATTCAATAGAATCCCCCCTGTGGACTTCTTCAATTTTGACAATCCGTTTTTCTAATGAATCAATCCTGCTATTTAATTTCTTAAATTCTCTCGCGATAGCATAAGCATCGCTTTTTGTCATTTGTGCCTGACATATCATGCCAGCAAAAACGATTAATAAAATAAATAATAGTTTCTTCATAATTAATTAAATATAATTATTATTCCATATAGTCATCATAAACGATGATACTAAGATCACATTCTTCGTTAAAGGGAGCATCAAAAACTAAGGGATAGCCCTCTTGTTTTGTAAGTTTAATAAGATCTTCAAGAGTTTCAATATTTATAATTTTGCCCTTATCAACCCAACCCGCACTCGCATATTCAATCAATGTTTTCATTAGGTTTACATTAGGATAAAATTATTAATTCTCAGATGATTATACAAATTAACTTTTCAACGATTCTTATGAATATAGATAAGTGAGTTGAATTAATTCGCCATGGTGTTTAATTTCCCTGTATTCCACGCCCGGAAATAATTGCAGTACGTCAAAAATCGTTACGAAGTTTCCCGCAATCAAATTGAAATAGTTCTCGTCCAAAAGATAGATGATATATAGGCACTCCACAATTCTGGGGAGATAGACTGCGCCGGAATAATCATTATCATATATTTCATGACAATCCCTGTGAGCAAGTCCCGTATTGAGTTTTACTGTTTGGAGTTCCCGGGAATATGATTTACGGATCAGGTGAGCCAAATCGCCTTCCTTGCGCACTGCATGACCACAGAACAAGCAGAGGGAGTAATGGGTCTGGTACCATTTCTTGATTATAGAAAGTTTTCTGTCAATATCTGACTGTTTTTGTATCATACTGTTTTTGTATTATGCAGTTTCATTGTTTCTTCTTCTTTGGTAGTGGCCCAATAACTTCAATGCGTTCTATAGGAACGCCCCTATCCACAAGCATTTGTGCCGTTTCTTCACTATATACATATAACTTTCGAGTATCGGGGCAATTTGCACTACTAAATAATTCTTTCGACCATTCAATAAAAGTTTCATTGTCAATTATTATCTCCATCTGAGGGTATTCGGCTTTTGCTTTTTCAACTGCACCTGCAATCATCTCCTGAGTTTTTTCCAGTTCTTCCAACTCGGCCTTGGTTGTTTCCTTTGGTTCGGATTTGATAATCCCGGCCTTCATGCCGTCTTTAGTTGTAACAGCTCGTCCTTCAACGATGTGTCCTTGAAATGGTCTTGTCATAATTTTTTCTGTATTAGTTTATCTTGTTCAAAATTCAGTTCATTAATCATGCATTCATTAGGGAGTGGAATGAGTATATTTAACTCAATCTCAAATTCAACTCGGCATTTGAAAATGTAGTCCCAGATCTCATGATCATCAAGTATCGTAGTTGACTTAACTCCCATAACCCACTCATACTGTTTTGTCCTGTCATTATACTCTACATCATAGTGGAAGTTCCATTTCTTTTTACAGACTTCGTGAATCTCTTCTGCAGTATGTCCGGTTGCCTCTGACGCATAGGCGAGTACAATTCCCCAATAATAGTTGTTTGATTCAAGACTTCTGAGAGGGTAAATATCTTGGAGTGCGCATTTAAAAGGAAGTCGCCTCTCTTTTAATTTATTGCACAATTCATCCACTTGTCTTTTATTTCTGAGAACCAAAAACTCCATGTCTTATGATGCTTGAGATTTTTTTAACATTAATTTCTCTTTTCTTTTTTGTAAAGATTCAAAGGAGAGTTTCATCCCTTTTCTTGGAGAAGTTTTGCCTTTTAATGATAATGGTCCTCCGATTAGGTTTTTTATGATTTTTTCCCTATGTTCTTTGCTTATTTCCCTCCCCTTAAGAGTTCTGCTTATCTTTAGTTTGGTTTCTTCTGTCTGTTTGCGTCCATACACATTCCTTTTTGCCACTTTTAAGAAGGGCTTACTTTCTCTTGGACGGTTCTTCCATATCTCTATCATTGCCTGTCTTATTTTATTTCTTGTTGTTTCAGAGACGCTTTTCGCTTTTTGGGATGCACTTAATTTTGCCTTATGTTCATCCGATAGTTTTTTACCAATAAGCCAAGGTACTTTTCTGCCTTTGCGAATTGCACTTAATTTCTTCTTACATTCCTCGCTTAACTTCATACCCATATTACTTCCCGCTGTCATACTACCATTAAAGTACGGTTTATAACAGTCAATAAAATATTGTTCTGTCTTAATTAAATCTTCTTTTGGGCAACCCAATAAAATAGAAAATACCAAATCAGCTTCTCCGTATTTTAGATAATGCCTCTGAAGTTTTTTTGAGTGGTGTATATTTTGTCTTAATTCACATAGATGAGCATTCCGTCTTTTCCCTATCGACACAGCACTGCCTATATAAATTCTTTCGGGTTTAATCTTTGACTGTATTTTATAGATCCCCGTCATTTTATATATAGTTTAAATCATCAGTCGAATTATTTGTTTTCCCCTTACTGATTACTTGGAATTCTTTAACGTGAACATAAGTCTTGTAATGTTTTTTGCTTGGATTGTCCTTGTCGACCCATGAATCGGTAACAAGTTTACCCTGGACTAATAGTTTTGTTCCTTTGACCACATTATTCTCCAGTTTCTTTGCTAATTCTCCAAAACAAGTCAGAGTTATCCAATCTATTTTCTCCTGCCATTGTCCAGATTTGTCTTTCCAACTGTCGGTAGTAGCCATCGAGAAATTTGCCACAACATTGCCATTGTCATGATATGTCACTTCAGGGTCGTTGCCAACATTGCCCTTTAAGAGAACAAGATTATTTAAGTTACTCATAATTAACTCTTTTTAAATTGTTCTTTAATTTTCTCAATAAGTTCTTCTTTAAACTCCCTGCCATCATAAGAATTGTGGATGACAATAATCTCTCCATTCACAAAGATTACTTTGGGTTTACACTCGCAGGTACTATTCTCTGTGTGTGGTTTTATATCATTAATAGGCAGAATGTTCCACATGGATTAGTCTTTTTTGATTTTCAAGCTTACTTCTATCTCCAAACTTATTTTCTGTACAAGTTCAGGATTAGAACCTTCCTGTACGCCTGGAATTTTGATTCTAATAATTTTACCCCCATATAATTCCCGTTTGAACTTTTCAATATCGGACTCTGTTTCAATTTTAGTATCTTCCTTGGGGTCGACAGGATATTTGATTTGAGATCTAAACTCTTTTAAGGATTTACCTGAGTACATCCAATCGCGCATTGTATTCCATGCCTTTTGAGGAATCTTGTCGAAATAGTTATCTCTCTTAATCAAGGTTAAATAGTTTCGAGGAAAATTAAAGTTGGCGGCTACTTCTTTTAAAAACAGATCTTCTTTTTTGATCGCTTCGAGCACGGCTGTTGCGATCTTGTCCTGTGTGATTTTATTCATTGTTTTCATTGTTGTGGTGAATTTTGTAATATTGATCCCTGATTTTCTTGTTGCTGGTGATGATATCAATGGCATACTCAAACCTCTTGTTGTATTGTTCCTTTGTAAATAGTCCCTTTCTGGTGAAAAATAGAAGTTCGTCAGAATTAAGTTCGTTGATGGCACCGAGGCGATCACGCATTATGTA